TGGGAGTATGTCTATAACCACCGTGGACATAAAGCCATTCCTTAAAGTGCAATATATTCATGTGTGCATAATCAATTGTTATTAATAGTATATTTACAAATATAGATGCAGGATGTATAGGAACATGGCTGCATCTATATATTTGTTAATCAGAAACAAGATATGAATCTATTGACAATATCGAATCCTATAATGCCAATGATACCAATCTCTTCCCAGAAGACAATAGAGTTGCTTATTGAATAACCTCTAGTATAATGAGCGTCGTATCTGCATCCTGGAACGATAAGACCTAACAAAGCACATATGGCCAATATAAATAGTACTGCCCACCAATGCAAACATGCTACATAAAACAGACATACGAGAACCGCGCCTGAAAAAGACCCTATCTTATGTATCATCATATCATGCTTGGACTCTTCATCTGGCGAATATGAATAATATCCTGCCAATGCCAATCCAGCCGCTCCTACTGAAGCCAAAATGGGCCAATATCCATATGTGTTAAAATCATACACAGTAGGTATCCAATACCCCAGCCAGCCCATAACAGTACATATCATTATCTGCCACCATATATATCGACCATTATACTCTGCAGTAACAGAAAGGCTTTGTGGAATGATTCTATATCTGCAAATAAAACACACTACATAAATTAAGACTGCTAAAAGAGCAGCCAATGAAACACTATGCAATACTAACATAATAATATAAATGAATTAAGTATGATCTTAGGAAACTTTATATACCTGTATTGATATACAGGTTAGTAAGGGAATTGATATGAACTATAGATTCACCAGTTTTCTTTCCTCCCCACTTATTATTTAGCCATTCGTCAAATTTATGTCGATCAAAAGCCTTCGTTATTATATGACAGCCACTCTTAGAAGATAATGATGTAACTATGACTGAAGAAAGACCCTCGCTTTCAAAATATTCTAAAATATCATCTGAAGAAAATGGATCATCCGCGTCTACGTCAAGAACCCACAATGCGTCCTGTTTGTATGGCTTGCATGATGCTATAGCAGAAGGGTACAACTTGCTCAGTCCTGTATATGCCTTGTCATATAAACGTTTGGCTATTAATGTATTCAAATGTAGTAGAACTTTAGATGCTTTCTTTCTAGATGGGTTGATGTAAGCTCTCAATCCTGGTCGGCTAGTGCACATCTCTTTAATACGGTTCTTGTATTTCTGCCACTGTTCTATATCTTCAGGGTAGAAAGATGCTACACGGCGCGAACTATTTTTGCTACCAATACAATCCACGCCGTCTTTCTTCCTTTCAATTAGGTCAATCTGGTAAATATAAGGATCTCCAGAATCGTCTGTTTGGAAATTCATAATGCATTTCTCAAATGCTTCGAAATTATCTACTATCATATCTGTTTTAGTTAAAGCCACATGGAGTAGCGTTATACAAATTATTTACGATATAAAACAAAAGGCTATCATACAAGATAGCCTTGATCATTTTTGTCTATATATCAGAAATGTTTCTTTACCAATGTGGCTATGATCTTACCATCAGTCGAAGGGAACTTCGCTTTAGTAGAACATATCACATCTTTCAACTGCATATTTGAACCACCAACTATCTCGCTAATATACGCTTCTATATCTGCTTCACTAGCTTCGGCAGGGATAAGCTCGCCAATAATAACTGCAGTTTCTTCGTATTGCTTTGCAATGTCTTGGCCCGACATTTTTGTACGATACATACTAGCATCTGCTTCGTATTCTGCTTTAAGCTTCTTGAGGATCTTAATTTGATCAGCATCAGTCATCTCCTTCTTACCAGCATTCTCCTTAGAAGTCTTCCATTCCTGGAACTTTGACTTTACCATCTTATAGCTCTCTCGCCTAGCTATGTCTCTTTCTTTTGTTGCAGAAAGAATAAGTTTATCTATATCTATCATGGCATATATTATTTTAAATAAAGAGTCAGGTACAGGAATCGAACCTGCGTAAATGGTTTTGCAGACCATCACCTAACCACTCGGCCAACCTGACATAAGAAAAGCAATCAGAACGCTATGGTATTGATTGCTTCCCTATATTTATTATTCTATAGTACTAACCTCTCCGGTATATCCGTCAACTCTTACGAATCCAGTACCATGCGTTCCAAAAATATAAGCAGGAGTTGTAGGTGTCGGTCCTAAGACGTTGCGCAATATACATATACGCGTCTTAGGCTTTGGTACGTTTGTCATGTTCAATCTAGTAATAGCACTATCCAATGTAATCAACCTATCCAAGTTAACAGGAATATCTTCTAGCCAATACGAATGTGTTTTAGTTATATATGTTTTAGTTCCACGATGGTGAAACTGTATGCACATAGAAGTATCCTGGATAACATTCATAACTCGTTCGATACCTACAGTATCTGATGTAATGAAATTAGAGAATGTGATTTGACTCTCGTAGAACACGACGTTTTCTGATTTCGAAGACTCTGTAGCAAGATCTGCTTTAGCAATATCAAGGAAATTGTCTACCGTGATTTCTGTAGTTGCAGAATACGATGGTGAGCTTAAAAAATGGTGTGCAAAAAAAGCAAGAGACACTGTTATTAAAATCATTAAAAAGTTTTTCATTATTGTAATATACTACACTTATACTTATTGAATTATTAACTATATAGTCAAGATGTACATAGCTGATCATTTCTATGCATCATCTTCAAGCTTGCCCAATATGAGCCACTCTGGAACGTCTATAGAAACAGTACCGTTCGATATAGTATATATGCGATAATCATACATTCCTATACCGGACGCGTTTGCTTTTATTGTTTTAGAACCTTTGACAACCCATGTACTATCAATAACTACACAGTCGCCTTTAGAGTAATGTTCATGTGGTACATATGCATTCATTCAATCAAAACACAAATATACAAGTTACATTATGAACGAAGGACAGATTCGAACTGTCATCTTCAGTTATATAGGATACGGTGCTCTCGCTGAATGGAGTTGAACTTTACGTCGCACATCACGACGAGCATGCTTGTTCTAACTGCAATCTTCCCGTATATGAATTACTGTGCTCTACCTATTGAGCTACTTCGCTGGTCAGCTTCTTGTGCATCCTTTATTGTTCAGTACTGACCATGAGCTAGACATAGGAACCTGCCTATGATATGGTACACTTACTAGCAACTGTACTTTCCTCCATTGCAGGCAACAAGTGGAAAGCATGCATACCTCACATCATGCCTGTAGTTAGTATGCTGGCGGCATATCCTCAAGGAATCGAACCTCGATTAGCTGTTTTGGAGACAGCCGTCTTACCATTAGACCAAGGATACATTTCCATGAAGGTCATTTCATCGCAAGAGTACTCACAATATAGACCATCGATGGAATATTATTTACATTTACCCAAGATACTTTTTCAAGTCTGTTGCATCACCACTTCTATCGATGTATGTAATTTTAAGTGGCTCTCCTTCCGCGATTTCCTCCAGAACATATAGATAATTATATTCACGCTGAGGTGATGTCACAGCAATAGGTGGACAATGGTCGTGATTCAGTGCCCAATATGACTCTTCTACTGTTGAGCGATCACCCTCAAGAATAAATGCCAATGCTTGTTCGTACGCCATGTTCTTAGAAAGAAGATCTGCTCCAGCACCTTCTGGATAACCATCAAAGTTGACATATACCTGAAGGTATTTTTTGCCTGCAGTACGTACCCTCATGCCACACTCTGAACGGAATATACTTTCAAGATCACGATCTCTCAATCTCAAAGCAATATTTGCACTACTACTCATATTAATTATACTTACGATATATTATCTAAAATTTGTACGGCGTGAAGGATTCGAACCTTCAAATTCACCCAACCTAGAATAAAGGGTGTGACTTTACCAATTTGTCTAACGCCATGTTTGCAGGGGAGACCGGACTCGAACCGGCAACTCCATGATCTAGATTCGTGTGCTCTCCCTTTTGAGCTACTCCCCCTAGGATACCAGCTATCCCTGCTGCATATCCGTAGAATTGTGCAAATGCCTTTATAGCAAGTTATGCTAAAGCTGTGGAACACCCGTGTTAACCCCTTCACCACCTGCCCATATATAATATCAAAAAAATTGCGGGCAGGACGGGATTCGAACCCGCGCCTAAGTGTTTACAATTCATGAAGAATTACACGAACATGCTATGGCTTTGCAATAAAGCTATACTGTAATGCTCTTGACTCAATGCTAACACTCTAGGACTGTTAAGCTTAAATGTAAAGAGTAAAAGTAAAGCTTTAGTCAATTTGTGAGATAAGGCTAACCCAATAGCCTTATCCCTTATTTATTATTCCTTGTTACCAAAGAACAGATATTTCAGCATTGCGTCTACGTCCAAATTTGCTGGAGATGCTTCGATATCGTTAACCTCTTTAAGAGCAGCAATTACTGCGTTAAGCAACAATGACTTTCTACTCAATAAATAGGCCTTCTGAGTCTGTGACCACTCACCTGTGAACTCCTGACGGGTCTGGTCTGCCATTTCGACAATCTGAGCCCTTTCAACTACGGTTGAGCGGTAATTTGCTGGAATGTTAGATGGATCAATATTTGGGTCCTTCAAGATTTCCTGGGTCTTGATAGTGGTTCTATCCACTGAGCGGATGACATCCGATTCATAGACCTCTCTGTCCGAATAATCACCACCTGCGCGGGTCCATCTCTTGGAGTCGCTGCGGACTGGGATGTTCTTGAACATTTCGTCTAGGTTCGTTGATGTGAGGACGTTCTTCAAACGCATCAACTCTACCGCAGTCAAATTACCCAAATTTACACCGTCTACAATCAATGGAACGCTTTTGGCACCGATTGAATTGGTGGCCTCAATCTGAAACAGAAGTTTCAAATACTTAGGGAGTGCACCGCAGTGTGGGTCTTTATCGTTCAACATATAGTCGAACTGCTCAGACACAGTTGAGGCAACAGTGCGATTAACGTGTTCTGCTGGCTTGTCAGGGTAACCTTCGTGCGGCTCATACGTTTTCAACTCGCCAATGAATTGGCCACCCTTGTTTTTGAAGAGCGATGTATATTCAGACACCTCTTTGTTTGCAACAGCTTGTGCGTGGTCTGTAACGCCAAGCAGAGTATTCATTTTCATCATAATTAATAAAATGTGAAAAATTAAACATTAATAATAAAGTGGACCAAGAAGGGCTTGAACCTACGACCTACTGATTATGAGTCAGTTGCTCTAACCTCCTGAGCTATTGGTCCTTAAAAGGCAATGCCGTTATCATACGTTCGACCTACATCTGCCTCCTACGTAATGTGCGACCTAACATGCCTTCGTTCATGCATAAACGTCATTGATGAACTTGTCCATATTAAACCTCAACATTCTGGCTCTTGTGAGGATTGCCTTATTTATTATGATGTAAAATTACGAATATTTTTCAATACATCCAACAACATTGCATAAATAATTCAGTAAATTACATCATTGTGTACCCGACAAGATTCGAACTTGCGACCTCCTGATTAAAAGTCAGGAGCTCTACCAGCTGAGCTACAGGTACATATTATTTATTATATCAATGAACTCTTACATATATATAATCACTAGATGCTGCATGGGTTTCCCAAACAAGTACTAAATTGATTCAAAATACAAGTGACTCCTGATGGAATCGAACCATCATCATCAGATTAGAAGTCTGGTGCTCTATCCATTGAGCTAAGGAGCCATTAAAAAAGAGAGCCGTGATAGGCTCTCTTATGTAAGGTATATAGATATCCAAAGTCTTAACGAGGATCAACTTGGATACGGAATTTAAGTCAATCAAGTCATCGATACCTTCGTAGTGAGTGCGCAGTAATCGCACGAGGTTGTGTAAGATAATTCAGGCACCGATGACAAGGTTATTATTATTTATGAATAAAACAAAGTTAGTATCATTATTGCCCTCCCTCGTATCTCCACAGCTGACGTTGCTGTGCCCTATCGCGGAAGCGGAGGGATTCGAACCCCCGGACCATTGCTGGCCTCATCTTTTCAAGAGATGCGGTTTAAGCCACTCACCCACACTTCCTATTCTGCTGTCTATTTCCAGCTGCCAACCTATAGATTGATGTATTCGCTGTCGTCACGTTCTCTGCGTTAGGATTTCTCGCAGTATTAACTGGAACCTCTTGCTCAGTGGTACTTCCATATATCTTAATATATGCCTATTCATACATGGTTGTAGTCACCCCCTCCGAGGCATTTTTCACGGGCTTACAGATGTCGTAGCATATTACGTATCATCGCTTACCGCGCCCCAATACATCGCACCAGACTTGGGGTAAATGATGGTGTCGAACCATCGTATCCTGATCCACAGTCAGGCGCTCTACCGTTGAGCTAAAATACCCATATGAACTGTTTTAGACTTATGTCTTATATTTCAACAGTTTTATTGTGTATCGGGTATGGAATTTGAATCCATGTGACCACCGTGAAAGGGTGGCATCCTAGGCCGCTAGATGAACCCGATGTAATTTATGTCTAGGTAGAGAGATTCGAACTCCCGATCACCGCGTTTGGGACGCGGTGTGTTAACCAACTCCACCATACCTAGTTATAATCTAAAAATAGACCTGAGGAAAGTACGGGGTTTGAACCCGTGTCTCATGCATGTTTTGTGTGTGGGATGCATGCGTTCTAACCGACTGAACTAACAATCCATAGTGATGATGTGATAGAAATCATCACAAAAACAACTTGTTCCGTTAAGGCTTACTATCAAGCCTCCTTAGCCAACTTCCATAGCCGCTAAGATGCTTTCCCGACAAAACAGAGCGTATAGGCATGTTTCTCTCCTATAGATACTCTATCTACGTGTACTAGACGCGTCAGGCGGCAATTGCGCGGGGCAGACAGGGCTCGAACCTGCGCGCTTGTGATTAACAGTCACACGCTCTACCAACTGAGCTACAACCCCATTTATGTGGAGCTAGTGGGACTCGAACCCACGACCTTCTGCGTGCAAAGCAGACGTTCTAGCCAACTGAACTACAGCCCCATATTTATGTGGATCCAGACAGATTCGAACTGTCGCGACCTAGATCTTCAGTCTAGTGCTCTACCAACTGAGCTACAGATCCATTATGGAGATTTTATGGTAAAATCTCCAAACCTTCAGGATTTATATTATGGTGTCTACAGCAATGTGGCACACCCCCTGAATCATTGTGGCGGGGGTGGGATTCGAACCCACGTTATATGGCTTATGAGACCAAGCTGGAACCTACTCCAGTCCACCCCGCATGCATTATTATTTCGTAGTCCCTAAGCGATTCGAACGCCTCCTCCAAGAATCAAAATCTTGTGTACTAGCCGCTATACGAAAGGACTATATATAATTTAACATGTCAAAGATCTATATTTCTTATGAGCCTCTTGTTGGACTCGAACCAACGACCCCGAGATTACAAATCACGTGCTCTACCAGCTGAGCTAAAAAGGCGTCGTAACAGAACCATGATAATTATCATGAACTATCTTATTACGTTCAATTATATAATCATCCGATTTCTGGAAATATTCCCCTATACAAAACAAAAGGTAGCGTATTATGTGCTACCTTTTTATATTAATGTGTATGTCATCTTTAATTCAGTAGCGTTCATGATGTCATAGATGCTCTTTGCGGATTGGTCGCAGTAGCAAAATTCGCATGAAATCCAAAGGAACTCATGTTGAACACATTATATGTAAAATATTTTCTCATTGCTGTACTGATATTAATAATATATTTACATCCGCATAACAAACTATCTGCATGTTTTCTGTCATAAAATTATAAATATTTTCGTTGTAGTTCATATTTTTTATGACTTTCTTGCAAAATTTGTAGCATTCTCTATTTCTATATGTAAACAAAAGCAGCATGGAACAGATATTTATCAATCTATCAGTCCATGCTGCAGCTCACTTGGCTCAAAGATAAGTGAGATGTATAATATTAGGCAAAGTTATCACTTAGACATTGCTTGAAGCACATACCCCCTCACAGTCAATAAGTATGCATAAGTAATTAACAACTGGTCGGGTGCTGCTTGATACTGTACCATATGTTGTCCATAAGAGGCGCTGATCTTGAAGGCAACTTCACTCCATTTATGAGGATCTAGCTTCGGCTGGAGCCAGTTGATAAATGGTGACGCGAATGTCTGCATAATTTCTGCGTACGAGGATAGACTCCGCAGAGTATGATAGATATTATCAGGAGCAGAACCCATCAACCACTTAAACGTAGCCTCTTCGTCAGTGACGATGTCATTATTATTAGCTAGTTGAGTCAGCGTTTTAGAGTCCAGAACATTGTCATCATTGATAGCCTGGCTCAGTATAGTGCATGCTTTTCTGAAATCAGGATATATGCTCTTCAGAGCGAGAGCCATATTGTTATCCTTATTAAATGTGACATTTTCAAGTTCCAGGATCTTCTGAATACGAAGCAGCCACTTCTGTTTAAATTCAGTATTGTTTATGTCGATCTCTGTCACATTAAACCTAGATTTGATAGGAGCAGGAATAACTCTTCCATTATTGGCTGTAGCGAAGAATCTCACGCCATTAGCATGCTCCATCACAGATCGCAATGCATTGAATGCTGCCGGAGTAAAGCCGTCTATCTCATCGATTAGCACCGCACGGTTGTCACTGCCACCTACAGTATCATAATCGATATAGTTCTGGATCGTCGTACGGACAGCGTCTAGACCACGGTTGTCAGAACCATTTAGATAAATGAAAGAAAAGCCGTGCTCTTTCAAATAAGCCTGAATGGTAGAAGACTTGCCAGTTCCAGGAGGTCCTATCACAAGATTATGGTCTGCTGTAGTCAACGATTTAAGGACGGCTTCCGGCCAAAATGACTCAGCAATCTCAACAGGTGCGTGCTTCTTAATTAGTAACTCTTTCATTTTTAACGTTTTAAGATTAACGATTGTCACCACTACCTCTCACAACACCGCGAGCAATCCTGTCTCGGATCTTTGCAATGTTCTCAAGGGCAACCTCAGAAAGCTTATCGATGCCTCCTGCATATTTGATAAGGGTACAGAATACATCTGCCATCATTGGAGTGATCACAGAGAAATCTCCGATAAGATGAGGTTCGTCTCTCATAAGTTTAACGAACTTGTGGAATGCTTTGGTATAGTCGTATTCGTTGTTGCTGCCAGCATTCTTTCCAGCTTCAATGATGGTGTTGATGTCTTCATCAGTTGCATCCCAAAATGCTACGATAGCCATAAAGTACCATAGAACGTCGCCTAGTTCGTGAGACTTCTCTTCTTCTGTAGCAGCAGCAAATTCAACCAATTCGTCAGCCATACCGCACATGGTATATTCTGCATCATAGTAATCTGGCCATTTCTTGCCTTCTTTAGTGAATACACCGTACGCACGGAATGCTTCTAAACTAGCAATAGTGCTGGTTCTGATGACGCCTTCGACATTATTGGCGTCCTCTTTAGTATATATTGATGCATACTCCTCATCACTGAGCTCATCAATATGTTTTGCTAGCAAGTCCATAGGATAGCACATTACTAGATTAAACTTCGCTTCGATAAGCTGTCGTATTGTGCTCAACGTGCTTGGAGTTACTTTCGTAACGGATTTTGCATTCGCTGATGTGAACGCACATCGTAGTCTCGCGTCAATAGTGTTTTCTGACGGAGCTATTCCAGTCAGCTTGAAAAGAAGAGCTTCGATTTTAGGAAAGTTCTCTTTTACGTTCCCTACACTCAGCAAGGATTCCTCCATTGCTTTTGTTGACAGCTGAGGTGCCTTAGAAGGTCTGATATTCTTGACCTTAGGCAACTTGATCTGTTTTGTTTCTTTCTTTGCCATATAAAATATGAAATATTAAATAAATTGACATATATATAATCACACGTGAATTAATGCATTCTCACGGTAAATACATATAATAAACATCTTTAGATTGACATGCAAATAGAAGATATAGCATTTGGCACTAATGGTGCCATGTTTGTGGCTCCGACTGGTGTACGTCTGCTGTCTAGATGCATAGCTAGCAGCGAATACAGCTGTACATTTAAGTACTTTGCTACCCTGAACGTTTCTCCAGATACTCTGAAAGAGGTCATTGTAAACATGGTGAACTCTACGACAGAATATACCAATAGCGATAAGTCTATAGTTATGCAGACTCTTACTGAAAGAGATGCATTCACAGGATTAGTAGAAGCAGGTAATGTTACTTCTGTAGGAGAGATTGATATGACTAATCATGTGATCACGCCAACAGCAGACTTTACAGAAGTATTCGTGCATATACCAAATCGATTTGGCTCCAAAGAGATATTGTTCAATAATGTAAATGAGATCAATTTCAACTTGGAAGATTATAGCGGGCAGCCTGCAAGCTTCAAAGATTATGCATATGATGGCAGGGATTTTGAATTCAACGCGGTAGCTATCTATCTAGGGATCAGCGACGGTGAACGTTCATATAATTCCCTCTATGGTATATATGTACCATCTAATAATGCAGAGCCTATTAGCAAATATGCTTATGCAGCTGGATGTTCTATCGTACAGTCAGGCAACTCATTCGGCTTCCGTATCAATTTAAGAATAGTCGAAGATTCTGATAATACGGGGTCGGGTTCTGTGGTACAGACTGTGGTAGACGAAAAGGCTAATTCGTTCGCAATGAGTATGTTCACTGACGCATTGGCTAGAATGCAAATGGTTATGTCTGAGCATAAGAGCTTATCCGATACAATCGGGCATATGTATGACGATATAGAGAACCTCAAGGCATTATGCGATACTGGGACAACAATAGCTACAATGATGGCTAAGTTAGATGCATTGTCTGCATATGTTGATAACTATATGTTGGCTATTGAGGATAAAGATTCTCTGCTCAATATGATAGCTAATATAAACAGGCAGATGCAGGCTATACTGAATGGAGAAGCAGGTCCCGAGCTTAATATAAATGTCCCTATACAGGCGGGTGATGGCATATATTTGGGAAAGACAAGTGATTCGCATATTATTAACAATGCGAACCAGCGATATCATATCGTTGACGGAACAGGCTTCACCACAAATCAGAAAGGCACATCTTTCACACCTACCACATTCTCAAATATATTCCCTGTATATCTCAACGCAAGAGGTCCAATCAATACAGACCTGAAGCTTTCTATAGATCTCAATAGCGTCCCTAATTTCAAATTCAGACGAGGCCAAAGCTTCCAATTCGTAATTAAAGAGAATATCAACTGGAATGGATTCGGATGTAATCTCTTTGTAGGAGATGTCCAAGTAGGACATTTCACGAAAGACGATATACAATGCGGACGTCCAATATTCGAAATCATATGTGTAGAGTCTAACAACGGAAGCAATGAAGGTGGAACATTGACACAAAGTTCATTCTGGTCTAGATGTATTAATCCAAAATATGAAGGTGTATTTGGAGACGATAGCGTTATTCCTGTGACGTATAGCGAAGCTGTGTCTCTGAGAAACAAAGGTGCTCTGCTCCTCAATAAAGTGTATTATATCACAGACTATGCATTTGAACCTGCTGAAAGCAATACCAGATTCGTATCTATCAATAATGATATTGCTATAAGCATATATTTGAAGCCTTCAGATAAAACTCATTTTGACACGAGGGCTTATATGAGCTTCAACACTAGAGAAAAAGGCAGAGTATGCTCGTGGGGCAGATATTATCTGACACGTGAAGAATCAGAAGTAGCTACTGGATGCCGACTAAAGAAGGGGTACATTACACAAATCGATTATAATTCTATTTCTGCTGATTTTGATTTTATTCATTGCGCGGTTAAGAAAACATCAGATGCAGATATATCATTCAGAAGAACAACGGGTGAATTTGTACAAAGCCTTCAGGGAGGAACTTATGATCCGTGGGTTGTTTCAAATAATATAACAGGTTCTATATGCTCGGTCAGCAATGATAATCTCAAAGCAATAGATTCTATGTATTATGATTCCACAGAGTTCCCTGCTATAGATATAAGCAGTAATGAGATAGTCAATGTAAGTTCTCATAATGATGCATTGTTCATATTACCAATTATGCATATATCCAATTGTCATAATGTATGCGTACATGATTGTAATAACATTATATTGACATGGACAACTGATTCTACAGTAGAACGTTCAAACGATGTATTCGCAAAACGCTGTGCTTATTTGGATATAGAAGACAGCGATAATCTGAGAATATGGAATACTTCACATAGTACGTTCCAACATGCGTTCAATGCATGGACATATAAGTCAGAATATGTATCCCTGAGAAACGCGCATGCCATACTATTAGATCATAATATAGGGTCTACTGTTGAAGAAGTAACAGGGAACTCGTTGGTTGTACTGAATTATTATAATAACGGTACATCTAGCAAGGCACAAAAGGCCATTATAGATAATGTTTCTCATAACTGTATGGTTGTGGATAACTTGAAACACCCTGATCTTGCCAACGATATAGACTCGTGGAGAGTGATATGTAACAGATACGATGCTATTGCTACACAGATACCTTCTGGGTCTGCAGGATATACTTATTTTTCTATAAAGAAGACAGTATATCTCAATGACGAGAACAAAACATCTGAAGATATCAAAAGTGTGCAGGTAAATAGTACAAATATAAATGATCTGATTTAATATGGGAAAGGGAATACTAAGGGAAATGTTCTCGGGAGCTAATCAGAGATTATCTTCTAAGAGAATAACTGGTGCGTTTTGTGTTATCTCGTCAACCTGCGTGATCCTTTTCCTGGCCGTTACAGATCCTACGTTTCCATCTATAAACTCATTGCTTGAATGGGTTTTGATTACTGGAGCGGGTCTGCTAGGCCTGGGATTAGCGGAGCGCAGATTCTCGTCAACCACAGACAAAAAGGTAGATTCAGATAATTCTGAACATACTACTGATGAAGAAGAACGATAATGTAAGCTATTTGAATATAGAATTATTAGGGTCATCATATTCGAAGCCATCTTTCTGTATGGCAGCAATATCGACACCTAGTCCCCTACGGATTCTATCTTTACGGACAGCTTCAATCCATCTCTGTTTTCTTTCATCATCATTATTCGGGTGTTCTTTAGAAAGAGCACCCTTTTCTTGTTTAGCCCTAGCGGCAGCCTCTTTAGCTTCTCGGAGTTCTACTTCTCTCTTAGTAGTTGAGGGATCTGATGTATCATATACTACAGATGTTATAGTATCAGGCTCTGCAGATATATCACTGTCTTTATCTCTACGAGATGACGCCGTATTAACTGTATAGGTATCCGTAACTCCGGCACTGCTGCTAGTATACAGTTTCTTCCCAGTACGGACCATATGCTCAAAGTCGTCCATATTCGAATTAATCATTTCTGACAATTCTTCATCAGTATGCTTACGTTCTACGCCGAGAACATCTGCCATCTTCACTACGCTATCATCTAAATCTGGTGCATCTGGTCTAGCGTTGTATTGAGTCTGTATAGTATGAATGATATCTCTCAACTCATTAATTACATAGAAACATTGTTCTAGCTTGTTTTCAAGATGTTGCACTCGCTTTTCAAGTATTTCTATTGATGAAGAGTTTTCCTTTGTTACATGCGATGTATCTGCGTTGATATCACTATTTTTTGTATGAGGTACATCTTCTTGCATACTCACCAACGTCTTGATAACAGCCAATATGCTCTTCCATTTAGATTCGCTTTGAGGGAATCCTTCACCGATGATGTCTGCACAGAAACATTTCTCAGGATCCATGTCGTTATCATATATACATTTCATAAAATATGCGTTGTCCAGAAGATTATACTTCTGTATATATTGCCATCCTTTTCTGTAATTCTGGCACGCATTTGATATATACATGCGGAATGCGTCGGTGATTTTTAATGCTGACATACTATACTAATTTTTGTTTATATATGTAATCACAAAAATATCATATACATGTTCGCCATACAGGAGTAAATAATAATATATTAATGAATTGATATTTGAAATGGCAATGCGTAAACATCATTACAGAAACTATACTGCATCTATTAAGAAATTTGAACCAGTGATAGGTGCATATAATAGTGCTAGCCTTTTCCTACCTACAGGAGAGAATCTAGAACTTCTTCAAGAGCATATCGATAAGATAACAGGTCTGGAAGGTGTGAATCCTGGAGTGAATAAGGTTACACAGAAAGCTGGCCTGCATGATCGTACATATGCAGGTGTTCCTGAACAGACATCTCTCGATATAACGATAGAGTTGACGTTGAACTTGAACAACGCCCACGAGAACTACATTTACAACACAATCAGACATTGGTTCGATATGTCTTACAATAGAGATACTGGCGAGTTTGGTTTGAAAGTAGACTATGCTGCAGAAGGTCATATAGAGCAGTGCGATAGAGACGGTACACCTTGGAGAGTAGTGGATCTGATAGACATTGTCCCACTAAAGATATCAGGCCTTCCTGATGCAGACTTTTCGTCAACTGATCCAGCTAGACTTGTACTGACGCTGAGCGCTAACTTGGCTGATGAATTGAAATTGGGTTATTAATCAATTACAGAACATCACTCATAATACAGAAAGGGCGTGGAACTATTAACTCCACGCCCTTTCATTATTGTTGGCCCATTCAATTTAGAACTTCAGACTTGACAGACTAGGGAAGTTTGTCATACTCGGCATTTTAGATAAGCTAGATAGCCCCTGAGGTGAATACTGTCGCTGCATACTAGACATTTTAGAATGCATATCTGCATCGAAGTCTTTCTCTTTCTCCTTTTCTGTTTCTTCCCTTTCTTTCATCAATTTAACATACTCATCAATCATATCACTGAACAACGGATAAGGCCATGCTAGCACATCAGATAAACTCTGGTTGAGCTCTTTCATACATATAACTAGCAGTCGGTCTAGTCCTCGAAGATCAGAGATCCTCAACAGTGGCAAGACATATGTCAGCGATTCCCACTGAAAAGGGAATCTTTATATCAGCACCGCAATGAGGACATTCTGTATTAATTGTAGGCTCAGTTCCTATGTTTTTATCAAGGAACTGTACAAATTTACGGAATACCGCAATATCTTTCAAGCTCATACTGTACATAGACGTACTTGCATCAAGAATTGCTTTGTGCATCTGTGACGTAGTGCTGACTACAGGGCATATATACAAGAGAGAACTTGCATCACTCCGTGTAGTTTCGTCAAGCTTCATAGTCGGATCATCTGATAGCAGCACAGTGATGAACGTGAGCACTTCAGATATAGATGGAAGATGGAACCTGAAATTCTTATACACAATAGTACCATCTGATTCAATGCTTGCAATCTCATCGAACTTAGCAGGCCACTCTAAAATAGACGCGCCATCGCATACAATCTGTTCGATCTGTTTCCCGCACACGCTACATGTTGCTGGCTGAGTCAGATTAAGCTTGAAGTCGTCAATATACGTGATTGCACGTATCACCAACAGCACAGACAGAGAATCAGCACGCTTCAGATTAGACCCATCGACTTTATTTCCTTGAAGATCAATAATATAGCAATTTCTAGAAAGAATATCGCACATACTCTTCAAAGTAGCAAGTGCATTATTAGGATCTACTGACGATACTTCTCTTACAGTCTTTACATCGAAAGGCTTCACCCATACTTCCTGATAGAACTTGCCCTTTGTAGGTAAGTCCTCATTATCTACTTTGGTCCACCCTCCTACAGTAATAGGACCAGAAGCATTTGTAGGTCCTTCTGTATCAGGAGATTGTACAGGACTACCCAGTCGCTGTTGCAAGACAGCAGCAGCATCTGATTCTACAATGTTAGTAGTTTTTCTAGCCATATACTTTTAGATTTTGAATATAACCAATTCGTTTTCTGGACGGACTTCAGCAATTTCTAGTTCCAGTTCAGTGCCTACAGATATGTCAGTTCGGCCTTTGACAACTCGCTGAGGAACGAACAAAGTGATTCGCTTCTTCTCACCGTCTACCACAACAGTTTCAAATACTTTATAGCCCCTAGGAGCAATTGAGTATACTGTGAGCTTGCGTTTAGGTTCCTTTTCTACAATGCTTGTGTATGTTTCCCACAGATCTGCATCGAGGACTGCAGTAAGGCCTGATTTATTGAATGCAATAGGAGCAATGAATACGTCACCCACTCGCATAGTGTTATCAATGTCGCTTGCATATGCCCTACACTTGATTCCGTCATATTCAGCCTCACAAATGCATCCATGAGGACCTGTCTTGAATACAGTGAATTTGACTTTAGTGTGCAATTGCATACTAGTAAAGATATCAGGGATCATATTATGATCAGAGATCTTGATACCAGTTGCGTCATTCTCAGCGAAGACATATAAGCTACTTCCGATAGGGTACATGTCTAACATATCGTCGCGATAGTCAAACATTGGGCGATATAGCAATATGTTGCGGAGCTCATATTGTGGGATATCGATATACACCCGGTTGTTTTCCTTGTCATGTCTAACGACGACAGCCTTCAAAGGCGTGTTGTTTTTAATTGTAGATAAAATTGTGTACAAAGTGCTCTTCATAGCCTTCTGCTTAGCACCTCGCTGGCCTTTAGTATGGCCCCATACAGAATGATCCTCGTTAAATGAATCATCCTTCACAATGTCAGTCTTTTGGCTGTTGTACGCGCTGTCGTTGCCAATCAAAACTACGCACCCTTCTTCATCACGGAAAATAGAGCCATTAGATTCTGCCGCTTTATAAATTTCGATGTCTTTGGAACTTGCAGTTCCCAAATACACATTCATAAGGGCTTCTGTCTCCTCTTTTGTACTACGTGGGTTAAGAATCTTGACACCTTTAGGTGTGTCGATTTCGAAATTAGAAAATTTCTGTTTCATCAAAAAAAGTTTTTATAATTAAACATAAAAATAGTGCCAGCACTTACTCGTGTTTTCGTACTGACACTATATTTACAATGATATGTTAATTCTCATCTAGAGGAAAATCATCGTATAGCCGGTCCATTTCTGCTTTAAGTTCGTTCTGAGCTTCTTCAGACTCATCTACCTCGTGATCTAGTTCTGCGAGACCCGTCGTTTCATTAGAGCCATATGTGAACAGAGGAGAAATTACTTTATCAAGTCTCTCCAGTACATCTTGTGTGAAGATCTTAGGAGTGAAAAAATCATCGATAGGATAGACAGACCCATCTTCTTTACAGATATTCCTACCATTGTTTGGCATGAAGTATTGGCCGTTTGCTGCACATAGTCTACATGCGCTTTGAGCTGCTGCAGTCAGTTTGCTGTACTCCTTTTCATCGATGAACTTGCCTCTTCCTACACCGCATGAATCCCATGTAACATAGTCCTGCAGGCCTTTATATGGGTTCAACGACGTGTCAAATCGAATCTCAAACTCGCATGGAGTAGGCTTGCAAAAACGGTTCTTCTGTGCTTTAGCAATAACACGCTGACCTACTACTTCTGTAGATTCTTTCAGTTGAGCCTTTGCCAGGTTCATGATGACGGATGAGCCGTACACTATACCAGAATTATGGTTGATCAGACCATTATCCGTAATGTACACGTTTTCTGTTGTAGAGATATCGAAGACTTCTCTCTCCCCAACAGATTCTACTGAAACGATTCGTTTCTTTTTCATGTTCATATTATGCATAATTAATTAATAATTGTTCAATGATATAATCACACATTCCCAAAAAGAATGATACTATACTTCTATAATATGTATGCTTCTTGAATCATAACAGGTAACATTTCCTATACATGCAACTGAACCAGTTTGTCTCAATTGTGTATGACCTACTGCTTGAGGGAAAGAGAAATCTTTGCCAGTATGTTCGCCCAAATCAGCCCACATAGGCCCTCCAGATGGATAATTTCCTCCTCTAGCACGTCCTACTTGTGCAGTATCATCTATAGCGCTGCCTTCTATGAAAGAGGCTATTTCATTAATGTTATCAAAATCCCCAGTATATCCATTATAGCACAACCATGCTTTAGTCACGCCTGCATGCGAAAACAGAACGCCGTTATACGCTAGGCATTTACGGAAGAGGTCCTTATTCTGTTCAAAAGTACGCAGCAATCCGTTTTTAATTACAGAATTATATCTGGAACTCCTGATATAAAGTGCATCACATATATAGTGAGCATCATGGTTTCCTAAGAGTAGAACTACTTTTGGAGAATAGTCTCTTGCGAATTTGATAATCTCTTTCACATTATCTACAAGCCGCTCAGGTTCTGAACCTGATATAGTATTTGCTTCGAATTCATATGGATCGACATAATCACCCAAGAATACGCACAGATCTACTTCGTCTATTTTAGACATAGCATCTTTCCAGAAAAGTCTTCCATGCACGTCAGGTACTATCAATACTTTTTTATTCATGTTGGTATCTTTTCGTTTAATTATTAATGTATTAGATAAAGAAGCATTTACCGAAACTGAAATCATTAGATTCTTTAGGATTGTATCCCATCTGATTAGATACTATATGTGTATCACAGAGATCAATATCTTTATTGTAGTGAGTATGCCCGTATATCCAATATGCAGGCGAAAATTCTGATATTATATCCTGCATGTCATCTGCTATAAACGCAGTAGTTAATCTACCTCCCTTATGAATAGGGTTCTCACACAATGCACTTGGACAGTGATGGGTTACTACTACAATTTTACATGAGGGAACACCCATTCTACGTAGATTAGTCAGATCACTTACTATAGAATCGCGGCATTCAGCATGTACAAGCTGGAACCTATCGGCGCTGAACTTCTCACCATGCCAGCGAATCAACCTCGTATCGTTCATATATGAATTGACATAAGGAATATTCTGCTCGCTCACGTTACTCCACATTGTAGAACATACAAAAAATACTTCATCGCCAATCATTTCAGTAGAATTATTAGTTATAATTACTTTATCAGTCAGCTCGTGACGGTATCCATGCACAGAAAATTCACTCAATTCAGAGCCATCATAGAACTCATGATTACCAGGGACAATTATAGTCTTCTGAAAATTATTATGGCACCAATTGATAAACTTAAATAATACATCATCCCAAGATGCAAAATTTTTCAAACGTAATATGGGACATAGATCGCCTGCTATCACAAGAACGTCTGCATCATCAGTCGGATGCTCCTGTATATACTTGAGTACCAATAAATTAGAGTACTCTCTACCTAGATGTAGATCAGAAATATATTTTACTTTCATGATTCTTGTAGTATTGATTTTATAATAAATTCTCTAGTGGATACTATTGGAGGACAGTATTCATTTTTCTTTATCAGAGATTTGCAATCACGTATATCCTGAATCAAACATGGGTCGTGTCGTTGCTCTATATAGCATGGGCCTTCGGCTAGTTTGTAATTTCTCATGTATTTGTCAGCATAAGAAGGTACTAGACGAACGTAATCTTTTTCATCAAGAATATCTATGTACTTAGATGCATCTATGATGTACAATAAGTCTCCAATAGACTCATGTAGAGGTATTATTGATGTTAAGAACAAGTCTATGTAATAATGAGTGGAATTAGCGTAGTACAGTTTTTTGCCGTATGGCTGCAAATGTGTTCTTGCATATACTACATCATAGCAATGATATGGCGATTGTTCTTCACCCCATTTCTTTAGTACTAACGGATCATCCCAACCGCCATCTTTCAGCATATCTATTAGTTCATCACCTTTAGAATTATATTTTCTGAAATATTCATCATCACTAATATCATTCGTCTCTTCTGATTTAGTTGCATGTAAATGAGAAGAACTACTCTTGTGAGCTATACACCATGCAGATACATATTGGCGTGGAGTGATTGTATAGATAACATCATAATTATCTGCCTCTTCATTATCCAGAATTGCACTATCTTTCAAAATATTTTTTACCTTGACTTTAGTCTCAGGATCTTCTATATACACAGGCATTCTGAGTATATTGTTATCTCTTAAATCTGATCTTTTGACATAATATGTCAGCTTGTAATCTGGAAGAATATCCGATATTGAGTTATTATACTCTTGAATAGTCTTCGGTGTGGCTAGTATTGCCATGATCTTGTTATAGATCTGTGTTAACAATAGACTACAGTCCGCACTTATCTTAGTAGATGAATGATCGTCATCGTTGGCATAAATAAATTCATCCTCTAGATACAGAGACGTTTCACCCCATAAGAATCCATTAGATACGTTAGTGATATGCATCATTCTCATGACGTTGTTGCGATCTTTGCTCTCACTTACAGTCACTTTCCATATATTATCTTTAACACCGAAGTGCTTCACCTCGCCATCCCATGACTGATCAAATGGTTCATCCCCAGTGATCAAGAATGTATATATGTTATCGCACACATCTGTTGTGCTGAGACGTGCTATATCACATGCAGATATAATATCAGCAAGAATCTTTTCCTGCAAATGATCAAGTAATGCTATAGAAGTATCAGGTAGCACGGTAGCTCCTAATTCTGCAAGACTTGATATATTAGTAATTTGTCTAATTTGATCCATAACTATTGAATTTAGATTTATTATATAATCACCAAATTATCTATGATGTTATCGGGAGTTTCTTATCATTATCATCTCCCCAATCCATATCCCATAAGTAATCGTCGCCGAAGAAGTCAACCATATTATAATATAATTCAATATGATGCATCATCACGGATATAGCTTCTTCTACATCAATATGGGGGACGCATGATATGTCTTTGCATGATGTTACACAATCAGTGTTCGTATAGGACGTCAGTTCATGGTACATATCTCTCAGAAACTCATCCAGTATTCTATGTAGTTCATGTGTAACAGACTGTAATTTAATGATATGAGGCTCTTCACTATATTCATCTACAGCATCCAATGTTGCATTGATATGAGTATATATCTTCATGAAGTATCTGTAGGTCTTGACTTGCGCTAGAATAAGTTCTCTATCTTTGACAACGTATTTGCCTTCAATCTGAGTATCTATACCGCTGTTCTGAATATCTTCATCCAATGAAGGGTCTACATTCTCGTCAGAAATTTCTGCACACCAATCACCTTCGCATTGTAATCCTCTCACAAGTTCGATAAAGTACTCTAATGAAGATATATATCTGTCTATATTCGCATGAGGATCACCTTTGGTTCTAAAATGCGTAGCAGTCTCTAGGCAGAAGTCTACTATGTGCTTGTTTTTATTTATATAATAAGCACTTCCATGTTCTTTCAGCTCTCTGAGTGTTATATATTTTATACCTTTACCAGGACAGTTGCTGTTCTTATATGATGTAGGTTTATATAAAACACTAACACTTCTCAGATTAGATGCAGTATTAGGATCAAAGCATTCATCTAGCTCTTTCATCCACGCTGATTTGACGAGAGTACGGTAACTCGTTGATTTAGACGTTCCAGCATGCTCTCTAGCTAATTCTTCACTATGAATATATGTTGGAAGTAACTTGAACATGTTATATATGACATCTAGCTTAGTAGACCCAGATAATAAGGATTTGGCATGTGACCCATTAATAACCCATCTTGAGCTCCTAGTCATTCTAGCGGCTTTCTTAGATAAGGCCGAAGGGTCCATACGGATAATATTCGTGCGAAGGTCAAATTTATGTTCATATTCACCAGTATGGCATGTACCTGGCAGCGTTCTTTCATATATGTTATTAACAACATCATTGAATGAATACTCAATTAAAGTATTGACATCATTGAAAGCATTGCTTCCTTCTTCAGTAATAACCGCGGTCTGATTGTATGCCCGGCATATTTCAGCGAACTCAATGTTGTGCGAAATAGCCTTATAAAGAATGTACAGGCCTGATATATGATCAAACTTATGGCGAGAAGTATGCTCGTGCGTTTCGATTTTATTAACAAGATTAGATATCAATTCAAGATATGGAACGCCTAGATATTTCTCACTCAATGTATCAATAGTATCTGGAACTCCTTTATCATATTGATTATTAAGTTGTTCTATTAAATGCTTAGTGCTTTCGTCTTTTGTTTTTACAAATGATTCATATGATTCGTCATCGGTTGCTTCAGCATGTTCTGATATGTCAAGATTATGCATATTCTTGAACTCGTATGCTTCTTTACATTCACAGAGGGGTACATTTTTGTCCATCATGAATGTATGACATGCTACGAACTTTTCATATTCTACAAGTACGTCGCTATTGAACAAGCGCTCTGCTGAATCAAGGCTGCCCATGAATACTATAAATTTAGCATCTATAGCATATTTATCTGCATATTCCCACGCGCTAATGTCCATCATATTGAACATATCTGTACTATATCCTCCGTCAGGCAGGCATATAATCTGCTCTCGCGTGAGAGAATTGTCTTCATCTTCAACATCGAATACATGAGATAAATGCGTTCCGATAGACAATGATTTATTAGCACAATAGTTATAGTTGATGTCTGCAAACTTATGTCCACCCGTATTTACATATCCGATATTCTTATGCGCATTGCCATAATAGATATATTCTGGTGTGTTTAACAGAAGCTTGCTATTCTTAGCTATATCGAACATTTTGATACCTAGATTCTGAGTAGGGACGAACTCTACATCTTTCACCTTCTTCAGATGCGTGTTATTCATCAGCTGTTCTTTGAAAGTATCCTTATCTACAAGATCCACATATTCGATATGTTGGTCGTACGACTGCACGACAACAATAACATATTCGTCGCGATATTTCCAGAAACGGTCATATACTGCATCGTACAGACTGCATGCAGCCCCATCATTCTCCAGTATACTGAATCCTCGAGTGAATACAGACTTCCACTGAAGGGTATAGCTGCTGAAGAAGGACACGTCTTTCTTTGAAGCATTATAGCTCTTGAATGATGCAGCAGCAGACTCTATCGTTACATAAATAGGATCCCTCATCAGATACTGGATCTGGAAATGAGATGTCTTCTTATTATAGACGATATGCGGGAGGGCTCCTGTCAATGAATGTATTTGCTTTACGAGCTTTACGAGTTCCTCTATACCTTTAGATACTTGGCTTTCTTCTGTAACGTTATGAGAATCAGCAGCATAAGTACCATTTATGATAGATATAAGAGTATCATGGCTTATTCTTTCGTCGCAATCTATAGTATAGATATTTCGGCAGTTTCTAGTGATTCCGCAATTTCCCTTCGATGTAGCCTTGTTACATTCAACAGTATACTTGGCCATCATGTGCTGTAGAGATTGATCACATTTAGACAGTCCCTCCTTTATCTTATCAGCAACTGGAAGGAAACTCTCCATAGCTTCTTCTGATTTGAAACTGAAGGCTTCTCCAAATAGCTCTGGAATATCTGCATGTATAGATATTTTTGTACTAGCATCATATAGTGGCTTCCTGTTATTTTTGTGGCGGATGTGCCTGAACTTTGCAAAGCTATGCATTCTCTGGAAGTCGTCCTTCCCTGAGCCTATATTAGTCACACCTGCGCCTATTCCGCATAACTTTATACAGAAATCCAGATTCTTTGAGTTAGGGGTAATTATAACTATAGGAGTTTCTGGCGATGTTTCTATGTCAGCATCCGCGATCCTGTCTAGAATATGCCAAACAGAGTTATTCTTGCTCGGTAAATAAGATACACGAGTGATGTTCGCGGTAAAGGCATTTTTACTTGTGTATTTCATAGAAATTAAATTCTGTTTTAATGCAGCCGCTCGTGAGAGTCGCTGCATTTTTGTTATACGTATATTTTTGATTGTTAATACTTTCGTTAATAGTAGAACAAGCACTAAAGCATCTGGCTGGCGAATCTATCATTCGCTTGCCCTCACTCTTGCTATATGTTCTATGGAGTTTCTTTTCCATCTTGAAGAATGTTATATAAGCTATAAGCATTTACATGCTGAATATAAACTATAAGTTTATTTTTCTCATATAATCACAAAAACAGATTATGACATGATGTGTAAATAATACATAATTTTTCATATTGAAGATAATGTATATAAAAAATGCAGCCGCTCGGGAGAGTAGCTGCATTTGCTTTTATATGAACAATCTCTTTACGCCTGCTTGGAAATATTTTTCATCTTTACGATGTTATTATATTCCTGTTCAAATTCTTCAGGAGTAATAATTGTAAAATTATCGATGTCATAGAGACCTAATAATCTGCATGTGTGAGTATGGATATGTATTTCGTTCTCATTTGGTTGAAGATGATAAAAGTTTGTCTCTACCAAAATATCGAAATGAATTTCATTACGTTCATAGTCCATATCGTCTATCTTCATCAATACAATATTATTATATTGGTGGCTATTATCTACATACTTAGCGTATTTGCCCTCTAAATCTTTATATTTTAAAACACCTTTGTACTTGTTGGTAATTTGCAAGGCTAGCTCGTTAACGTATTTTTTCAGAGAGCGAGTGTACTCCTCAGGGATATTGTTCCTTTTTATGAACTTGAGTATCTTTTTAATTTTGATACGAAGATATCTCGAAGATTCTTCTTTATCAGCAATCGCATCTTCGTCAATATCTTCAACGTCGTCTTTACCGATGTTATAAAAGTCAATATCTATATCATCGTATTTTGGTGCAGGTGCATATTCTTTGCCTTCTGCGTCGTACATAATATGATTCTCCATGCTTAACAGCTTAACCGTGTTGCTGTAGGGCTGAATTGTTTTTATTAATTTATGTTCTATGCTGTAAAGATAAGGATTATTTTGAATTACCTCCAAACATTTTTACAGATTATTTTCATAATTAGAGTAAATTTTTAACCAGACTGTCATAAATGCGATTTAACGCGATATTTTTTCTGTTCTGATATCTTATATTACTTCAGAAAGATCTTTCGTTATACGCGAAGTAACATAGCAAATATCGCATGTTATGCATAGTTATATAGTATAGCTATTCGAACTTATTTAGAAACCATGTTAAAACGGATTGATCCCATTATTTCTATTCAGTATCTATAGAGCATACTAGATGATAAATAAACAATAAGCCAAATAGAATCTATAGAATCTATATAGTAATGTGAAGTGCGCACCTAAAGGTGACGCACCTCACGGAACTCTGTTCCAGTTATATCTGTTTTATTTTTTTGTTTTATTTTTTGACTCTATATAGAATGGAACAGAATCTTTATATGAATAGCTCATAGATATACCAGAATAATCCGAAACTTTCCTAATTATCCCATATATTATATATTTCCCCTCATATAATATTAAGGATATGGGGATATATCTTCTGTATAGCCTCTAATAGCCAGAATAATCCGAAATTCCCCTAATTATTTCATTATATTATATATTTCCCTCATATAATATTAAGGATATGGGGAGGAATTTTAGATACAAAAAGCACTGCGCAGTTTCCTACACAGTGCTCTATGAATTGATTATATGTATGCAGCGTTGCTATATCAGATCTTCTGATATTTTTCATAATTCTGCTTGAACTTTTCTAGTTCAGCAATATTATTAGTCACCTTGTCAGGCTGGCCGCTGAGTACATCGCACCCTGCCGCTATGAGCCTGTCTATAAGGTTTGATACCTGGCCGAATGCTTTCGGGCCTGTAAACTGCTTGAGCTGCTTTACCTTGTCCCAATTGCATTTATCTGCTAGGGCCAGCTCTGTGATGATATTATCAGCGACTGTAAAGGCTACGTTGACCTTGTCTCGGCCCTGCTCTTCTTTTTTAATATTCTTGATGAGCTCTGCAGTAGTCTGCTCACCTGCGCCAGCCGAAAGGCCGAGGCCGACGACAGCCTTCAAGCTAGCATTATCTCCATTATCTATTCCCAGAGCCTTATCGCCCTTGCCGAGCTTCTCTGCTATTTTACCTGTAGTAACAATTTCTGTGAACACCTTGAAAGTGCTCTCACCCTTGTCTATAAATGGAGTGTAATCAGCTATTGTTTGATCCTTTGCGTACTTCTGGACAGCTTCTTTGAATGCGTCGGCATTCTCTTTATGGCTCTTTTTTACTTCTTCCTGGAGCTGTTTCTGAGCCTTTTCAAGAGAAGTCGTCTCTTTTTCTTTGAGAGTGCCGTCTATCTCAGTATTGTTGAGTGCAGTCTGTATAGTTGCTATAACAGCTTCATCATACACAATCTGTACCCATTTAGTCACGGCATCCCCTCCAGTCTTTGACGATGAAGCAAGATCTTTCAGTGCAGAAAGAGTAGCAGACGCCTTTTCTACCAGGCGCTTGCTCTTCAGGGTACCGAAGTGTGATTCGCTATCGAAAGTAATTTCGCCAGCTCCTTCCTTGTCATCTTTATCTTTAGCCGCGATGAGCTCTTCTGTATATGTCTTGGCCTGTGTAGCCACGAACTCGTCAACTAACTTGAGAATAGAGTTGCGCAATTTAGTCTCTTTCCATGAGATGGGACAATCTACTGCGCGCAAGAGTTCTTTCAGGATGGGATTCTTGATAGTATAGTCTGACGTGAAGAGGTTCTTGATATTGCTCAACAGCCCTTCGTTAATGGACGCAGCATTTCTGCTGACCATTATTTCTGTATAAGTTAATACATCTTTCATATGATTAATTAGTTAATTAATAATTATAATTATAATATTACAACTCGTCTATAATGTTCGCCGATATCATTGAGTTTCGTAATGTTGCCAATTCACCTTCAAGCTCTGCTACTCTTGCCTGTAGTTCAGATATCGTGCTCCCTGACGAAGACGACAGGGAATCATAATCGGCCTGTAATGCATTTAGCTTGGACAGGTAATCTGCTGCAAGGGATTCTGCACTGGCTGCTCTCTGCAATGCATCTTCAAGCGAAGAGGAGTCTTCATCGTCCTTTTTATTGATATCTACAAACACACCCCTAAATAAAGTTACATAAATACCTGCAACGTTATACACTATAGAGAAATTCTGTATTTCCAGCAGGTCAGCTGCTTCTTGGGGAGTTATAGCAAACATGCACTGACCGTCCCTCTTGTTTATGTCGGTATGTGGAGTTTCATCAATAACTACAGCAGCATCATCAGACAGCAGCTGTACTCCAGGCTTATCTGTCAGGTCTATACTCCTGACATCGTCGCCGACGACATTCATGAGTCGGAAAGCGTAATAGCCTCCAAGCGGAGAAAGAGATACAGTGTCTCCATTAGTAAGGCTATTCTCTATAAGCATATTTATTCCCGTATTAGCCATATTAATCTGTAACTATATGTTATTTACGGTGATTATATGATTAATAATGTAATGTATCGACTAAGTTGTAAATATATGATACCGAAAAATATATCTCTTAATGGAGAGACTGTACTGGTTACTGGAGCTGTAGGATTTATAGGCAGCCATCTTATAAAGCGATTGTTTCAGGATTACCCTGATATACATATCGTGGGTATAGATTCTATGGAAGGCTATTGCTATCATGATGCTAGTATTAAGGCCAGGAGGCAGCACGAAATAGAACAGATGAATGGGGATTGGACATTTATCAATGCAAATGTCGCTGATAAGAACTTGATGAGCTATCTATTTCATAAAATTGAAAATCGTATTTCTATTGTTATTCACCTAGCTGCACAGGATGTTATCCGACGTGATATGTATGATCCCGACGCATATATAAAATCTAATCTATTAGGATTCTATAATGTTATAGAAATGTGTCATCTATGTAGGGTAAGACATTTGATATACGCCTCTTCTAATGCAGTCTATGGTAATAATATAAAAATGCCTAATTCTGAAGAGGACTGTACAGAACATCCTCTTTCCCTATATGCTGCAACCAAGAAGAGCAATGAGTTGATTGCATATGCATACAGTCACATGTATGATATGACATGTACCGGCCTTCGGTTCTTTACGGTGTATGGTCCAGACGGACGTCCTGATATGGAATATTTCCAATTTGCAGACTTGATGCGTACGGACAGCAAAATAGATTTATATAATTATGGTCGGGATTTTCTGTATATTGATGATGCTGTAGAAGGTATATTGCATGTTATGCTCGGAGAGCGTGAAAACCGACTGGACCTCAGTAATATAGATGTCGATCTTGACTGTCCCAAAGATTTTAGACATTACATTCCAAGGGCGCAACATATTGTATATAATATAGGTAGCGGCCAACCTGCAAGTATACTTGATTTTACCCTCATGCTAGCAGATGCCCTCGTCCACGAAGGTGTATTGCCTAAAGATTATAATTTGGCTTCTCATTTGAATCTAATGCCTCCGCGGTATGGAGATGTTATTATTAATTCATGTGCGGATTATAGGTTACTAGAGAGTCATACTGGTTTCACACCACGTACTAGTCTACAATATGGCCTCCGTAATTTCGCAAAATGGTATGCCGAAAATTTTATACAGTGTAAATAAAACAAATGTCATAAATTAAATATAAAAATAGACATGAAACAGAAGAATCTAAGTAATTTGATACTAATTGCATATGCACTAATGATGATAGTATCTCTAGTAAGTGCAGTCGATTTATTCAAGTTATCACATCCTGATCTGTGTTTCGGATGGGTTATGTCCATTGCTATAGAGATAAGTATTGCGGCACTGCTGATGATCAATAGATCTACGCCTGGTATGAAATCTGTGATATATGTCTTGGGTTTCATAACTTTATTCCAGATATGTGCGAACACATATTCAGCGTACATACATATAGAAGATATATCTCCTTTCGCAGAGTTGTTTGCATTAGATGATTGGGAAGCTATTGATCAAAAACGGATACTTGCATTTGCAACTGGAGGAGTATTGCCGGCTATTTGCCTATCATTGATATATATCCAGAACGAAGTACGGAATAGTATTGAAAATAATACAATTACAACGTCTAATAATGAGTCAGAAAATATATCAGAAAATAAAGATTGTATTGATACTAATAGAGAAGATGCACAATCTTCTCCTGATGAAGCTGACGAATCAAATGAACAACCTCAAGAAAGTTCAATATCAGAACCAGTTGAAAATCAACCAGATACAACAGAAGAATCTTCAAGCAGTCCAGACATCCCAGAAGACCCTCACGAAAGTCCAATCCCAGAAACTAATTCAGACGATAATACACATGAGGATCCCGTAAGTGTATCAATAGAAGAAACTGAAGGTGATGATAAGAAGTCATCAGTGACTAAGAAGGCGAAGAAGACATCATGGACTAAGAAGGCTAAGAAAGCATCAGGGTCCAAGAATGCTAAGAAGGCCAAGAAGACATCTGGAACTAATAAGACTAAGAAGAGCAAGACTCCTACAGAAACCGAAGGTTCTGTGTCTGGTGATATGCAGCATGCTGAAGAACCATCTATATTGAGTAAGGATGATAATCTTTCAACGACATCAGAATCTGTTGAAGATCTTGCAAACACTCTAAATAATATAAGACATGGAAGAACCCATACTACTATGGACAGTTTCACTTCTATGTATTAAATATAACAGCCATGAACAGCAAACAAGCTAATCATACTATTGATAGAATGATGGACATGCTAGGGGAAGGCAATTTCCCTGATGCAATAGATAGGGATAATTGCACGCTAGGTACAGTACGAAGTGCTAATAAAGATATCAAGAACGGAAAGACTCCTGATGCTAAGAAAGTCAAGGAGGAGATTTCTGATGCGAATTTTATGTGCAAGAAACTTGTGAATGCCATTAAAAAGGTATTTACATGTACAAGTGCTGAAGAGATTGAGAACATTCCCGAGATAGATTATATCCGTTCCCGTAGCGAATTAGACTCGGATGCACTTACTCTATTATGTACACAAATTGAAAATACGGTTGCTGCAAGTGATTCACTAGTAGACAGCATCAAGTGCGTAGAAGTAGACCCTAAGCTATATGGTATGCTGTCTAATCTTAATAAGTCCCTTATTGATCTACTGAAGTATAGAGCACAGTTGATATGCGACTTGAAAGATGAATATGAGAACATTATGAGTGATGTGGTGGCCCGATCGGGTATGGCTAAAAAGAAATCTCCTAATGCTATTATAACTTCGCAAGAGAACACAACAAGCCCTTCAGAGCCTGAGCATAAAGACGACGCACCAACAGAAGTTGTTGAAAATGAATCTGATACAACCGAGGAAAAAGAGGATAACACTGTTAACCCACCTGCATCTACACTCTCAATCCCAGAAGATTACAAAGTAGACGATACAGACTACAATACTAAATTAGACACACAAGCTATTGAAAAGACCTCTAATGAATTAGAAGGCGTCGTGTTTGCTAGCGCAAAAGAGCTGATGGCACTGATTCCTGACGAACACATGTAATATGATATGATGGGATGTAAATTATATTATATATCTCATCATATGCTATGGCCTCTAAAAAGAAGAAGGAAGTAGTCAAAGTAGTGACCTGGTCTACTGAGAAGGTCGAGCAGTGGAAGGAAAATGCAGAAAACGGTATTATCAAAGGAAAGTCTCCGTTTTTCAAGAGCAGTGACTTCCGCAGGGCCAATATGCCTTTTATGTACACTCAGAATGAAATAGCAGAAATATACAAGTGCAAGAACGACATTATATATTATGCAGAGACATACTGCTATATCATGACGGGTACACAAGGATACAAGAAAGTAAAGCTGTTCCCTTACCAGAAGAAGATGCTAAGGAACTACATGACTAATCGATTCAATGTAGTGCTGACATCACGACAGATGGGTAAGACCGTAACCGCCTCTATATTTCTGTTATGGTATTCTACATTTCATGCAGAAAAGACCGTAGGTCTTCTTTCAAATAAAGCGCAGTCTGCCGAAGAAATCGCTGACAAGATACGAGAAATCATGCAGCGTATCCCTTATTTCTTGCAGCCAGGCGTGGTGAACATGAGTAGCAAGAACATTAAGTTCGATAATGGCTCGCGTATAGTATGTCAGGGCACCACTAAGAACTCATTCATCGGATTTACTGTGCATGTGCTGTATTGCGACGAGTTTGCTCATGTACAGAAGAACCTTCTGGATAACTTCTATGAGAATGCAATGCCTACTATTTCGTCTATGTCTGACTCTAAGATCATCATAACGTCTACACCAAACGGCCTGAATAGGTTCTACCATATATATGATGAAGCGTGTAAAGGCGAAAATTCATATGTGCCTATCAGAGTGGACTGGTGGGAGCGGCCTGGTAGAGATGAGGCCTGGATGAAAGCTACTCTTAAAGACGTGGGAGGAGAAGCATCATTCATGAGACAGTATGGAAATTCATTCATGGATTCTGGATATACTCTTCTAGGCCCTAGAGTGATAGAGCTTATGAAGACAACCCATAAGTTTATCCCTAAAGCCTTCTCTGGCCGATTCGATGTACCATTCATGGATCTTTTCAGATGGGACCCTGAATTTGACCCTATAGAGCTGAACAGGCCAGACAAGCGTTTCTTGCTATCTGTAGATATAGCAGAAGGTTCGGGGAAGGACTCTTCCGTGATACAGATATTCGATATATCTCTTATCACTAACAATTCTAATGATATTAGGGATAAGATCAAGCTAGTCCAATGTGGATACTGGAAGTCTAACGAGGCAACTATCAAGCAGATGGCTGAGGTCATGTATTATCTGTCTACATATACTATGTTGTCATATAACCATATGATTAATATAGAATGGAACAAATACGGAGAGCTCTTATACACCTATCTGTTTATGGTTGATGGTGATATGAACCAGATGGAGAGCTCTAATATTATTAATTATAACCTCAACGGGGCAATTAAAGGAATCGTTCTTTCCAAAGATTCTAAAGCCAGCTGTTGCCAAGATTTCAAACTATATGAATGTAAGAAACAGTTCGTTATACAAGATGTAGATACTGTAGGCGAGTTTGCTAATTTCAGTAGAAAAGAAGGCTCGTCGTCATATGCTGCAATTACTGGCCACGACGATATGGCTATGAGCTGTGTGACGGCTGCTGCTGCTTTCAATAACAGGCAATTCCAGAATTTCGTTGAAGATCTGATAGATCCTAATGCCGATAATAATATAGCATCATTTAATTATGACCTCATGTCATATATTGATAGAGCAACTCCACGATTCACTACACCTAATACAGGAAAGTTCTCTTATGGAGGCGGATAGTAATTTAATCATAAGAGTATAGCTAGCAGCATTAAATATATTATATATCATCATGTACTATGAGTAACAATAACGTAACACCGTTCGTGGAAGGGATGTACGTCTCTTATGGACATTTGTATTCGAAAGATGGATGCACATATAAATATTTAGGAGAGTCATTAATAGCAGATACGTGGCTAGATGTTTTTACTGATATGAAATTGATATAACTCATTTTTTACAGATAATACGTGGTAACATAAGAAATTGTTAGTATTTTTAGTGCAGAAATTTTAAAATTATTACGAAATGGGAATGAGACTTTCTTTACAACTGATTGAACGTTCAGAATGGGAACGCTGTAAGCAGAGCAAATGTACCCGTCTGGAGGACTTAAACGTCCAGACTGTAGAAGATGTCGTATATGATTGGTGCACGGATGCATTCGAGGACTTGTACTTTGCAAACGGCGTACCTCGGCTGACTGAGCAGAAGCTAGAAGAAGAAGAGGACTTTTACGTCGGGGTTCTTGATGAATGCGCTTTCTTGAAGTTGACCGAAGTCATTTATAATAAGGCATATGCCTTTAAGGATAAGCTGAACTGGAAGGCCATGAAGACCGCTATGTGCAAAACAACGAACAAATACCAGTTTGGATATGCTACTACATGGATTGATGCGTATTATAATGCTATACACATCTATAAAATTGTAGACTGGGACAAATATGTTCTGTATGCCGAAGTAGGTTAAGTACATATATACCTATAATAAAGAAAAATATGAATACTTCAATAATATTTGGAATAATTTCTATAGAGTTCGCTATATTATTCATAGCAGTGCCATTTGTGCTATCCCATAAGCATAGAGAACGCCATAATACACGAGAAGCTGATCGCTATATGCGATTCAGTAGGGCAAATGTAGTATTTTATGCGATACTTCTGATAATATGTTCTGCGGTACTACTTTTTATTGAAAACGCAAACACAAGTTTATGAATACACTAATATTAACTAGAGGTATACAGGGTTCAGGGAAATCTACTTGGGCTAAGGCTTGGGTGGGTGAGGACCCTGACAGAAGATGCAGAGTGTCACTTGATGATATACGCAAGATGGCTGGACCATATTGGGTAGATTCTCGGGAGCATCTGATAACAACTCTGGGAAAGAATGCTGTTATGACATGCTTGAAGCATCACAGAGATGTTGTGCTAGATTGCATGAACCTCGACAAGAAGGGGATACGCAAGTTGGTTAAGTTCTTGAATAAGAATGGGTTAGCATATGGCACAGATTACAAAATAGAATTCAAAGATTTCAAGCTATCTCTGGAAGAGTGCCTGAAGCGTAATGCCATAAGAAAAGGTGATGATTATATCAAGGAAGAGGTGATTATATCTACCTATAACAAATATAGATATTTTTATGAGGATGAGCCAGACGCACTGAGTATATCTGCTATCCTTGAATTAAATTGCTAACATAAAATAATTTTAATATGATATTTTTTACAAGCGACCTGCATTTCGGACACGATAAGGAATTCATTTGGAAGGCTAGAGGATTCAATAGCCTCCAGGAAATGGAAGCTGCTATTGTAGACAGATGGAACAAGACAGTAAGTAAAGAGGATGCTGTCTATATTTTGGGTGATGTCGTGATGGGCAGCGATCATGTTAATGGTTTGAATTTGTTACATTCATTGAACGGCCTTAAGGTTATAATTCCAGGAAACCATGATACTGATAAGAAAATCATGGAGTATGGATGTGTCCCACATACGACATGTGTAGGTCCACGACTTATCAAGTTCAAATGCATGCACGAGCTGAAAACATATGTCCAGCAGTTTTATTTAAGCCATTATCCTACGTACACTGCAAATTTCGATAGTTCGGATATTTATAAGACTGTAATAAATCTTCATGGTCACACCCACAGCAAAGAAAAGTTCTTCATGGACAATCCATTCATGTACAATGTCGGAATGGATTCTCATAACTGCACACCCGTCAGCATAGACGAAGTGATGCACGATATCACTGATAAGTTAACACAACACCAAACAAAATAAAATAAAGATTATGGCAGCAGACAATTTAAGTATCAAAGAGCCTGAGTACAGGTTTTATCAAGTCACTGTTGAAATTGAAATAGACAGTGAGAAGGGCGGTACAAAGACAGTGAAGGAAATTCATCTAGTGGATGCGGTCAACCCTACAGATGTAGAGAATAAAGTATCACAGATGATGGACGGTACTATGGCTGATTGGAAGATATCTTCCATGTCAATCTCAAAAATATGCAGCGTATACTAAATAGATTCGCATCGTATATCTAATGTAAGGAAGGGCTATATGCCTTTCCTTTTTGTTTTTATATGTTACATGCGATATAAACACATATAATCTGATATGTATAGAAAACATTATCTCTTCATTTTTATGTGATTATATGCAATTTATGCATGATTATATATTCAAGGGTGATATTGCCCGAAACTTATATAACGATATATTATGTATATAGTCAGAGAAAAGGCTACAGGGAAAGACCGATATATTTTTAGCAATCCTTGTTTTGCAGAATCAATGAGCAGGCAGATAGAGATGATAGAAGGCATCGATATCGACATTGTAGAATGTAGCCTAGATGCATTAAGCGATGCGCAGAAAAGCATGGTTGACTCAATATTCTATTACGTTATGGCGTAGATTAATATAGGTATACATCATATAACATGTAACTTTTTACACAAAATATGTGATGTATATGTAAAAATGTTGTAATTTTATGTCATAAAAGAATATAAACATAGGAGAGAAATATTATGGAATTGAAAGACTTCATGTCATATTGCGGAGTTTTGAGTGAGACCTGTGCATGTCGCAATAGATACTTAAGAATTGACGTACAACCAAATAAGACTTTGCTGATTTATTGTCCTACGATAATTCCTACAACAAGTCTTGATACTTTATCAATCAAGTCTCCCAATGTGTATGAAATTCACAGTTATATCAGTGAAGGAGAACAACAAAATATTAAGATACATGTTGAAAGAAAAAGAGATTCACATGTCATTCTCGATGTTAGAGACATAAGTGTACACTCGTATCCATATGCAGAGGAAGAAGTAAAACATCTAGTAAAAACGATGCTATTCTGCTATTAAACTAAATACAATTATTAATAACACATAGGAGGACATCTATATGACAACCGAAGAAATTAAAGCATTGTGTGAGGAATGCACGGAACGCAAAGGCAACCAGTATTTAAGAATTGACGTACAACCAAATAAGACTTTGCTAGTGGGTAACCCCGTAACAAGTCCTGGTGATCCTGGCAAGTTAATCATCAGAAGTGTCGACACGTATGAAATCTGCCGTTATTATGATGAATATGTATATAGTGGCACTCATATCAATACGTGCGTTAAACGAATCCATAAATTATTCTTCATTCTTGGAGAGGGAGACCTAGGTGTAAGGGTGTACAAGACTCCATATAATGAAGCAACAGCAAAAAGGCTGATCAAAACGATGCTATTCACCTATCAAATTAAATACAAATATAAATAACACAATAGCAATAAAGCCGACTATGCGAGGAAATTTTAATGAGGCTTACGAGAGCATCACAAACACAATAGCTAGCCTCTTGCGAGACGCAGGTAAACCTACTCCAAGTGACAACGCTAACATATTTGATGATGTGTATGCCGCCATTGTTTTCATATCTATGCTACGGCAAGCAATACAACATTACATAGAAACGGACTATATCGATGAGCTGATCGAACTTCAAGAAAATATTATCGATTATGCATATAGATTCAAAAAATTTAAAATAGAAAGGCCGCGTAATGGACATGTAGCAAAGATAGCAGAAAATGGCGAGGCCAAGCAGAAATTCAACGGCGCTTATGTGTTCATTATAAATAAGATAATTAGTCTCTTACAAGAAGGGGGCAAGTCTGCTGCGAGCAACATCATGGACCTGAGAAAATGTATAAAAGAAGTGGATGTAATTAATGTTCTGTTGTCTCACGCAATATATGATTATTCAGAATCAGGCGACACCGAAAGACTAATAGAACTTCAGGAAACTATCGTTGAGGGCACACATAAAAAATATATGGAGCAATACGATATATAATATAAAGCAGCCAAAAGGTTAATTTAACCAGCGTTTCTATATGAATACGTTGCTTTGCAGTAATTATTTACAAGAAATGGGTGGTGCATTGATAAAAATGTATTATCTTTATGCCATAAAAGAAACAGAACATTAACAAAGGAGGATATATGTACTTATTAAATGCGTTTTCGTTGCAGATGATTTCAACTCCTGCAACAATCAAAGTTGAGGAAGTTAAAGAGCTTCCAACCGGTTTGGAATCAGCAGTCGGCCACAAAGACACTGCAGCAGTATTGGGTGTAGAGTTCTCACGTATAAATGTGAGACTTGAAAAGGGCGATACTGCCTACATTGCGCAATTGGTGGGAGGCCGATTGCCTGAGGGCTCAACGACTTTACCCGAAGGATTCTCTTTCAAGTTCCTTAAGGTAACTATTGAGTAGAGTAACCCAGGATGTCAGAAAAGACATAAAAATCTCCCAGCATGTTGGACTAAGAAAATCATGCGACTAACACAGTAAACAGATAGGGAGGTATCTGTGCCTATTGTATTCGGAATAGGCTTGTTGAATCTTAACGGCTGGCAATATGTGAACCGTGATTTCCATGAGTTATTTTTAAGTCCACTGACATGGAGTGGCAGATATATGAAGATTTTTTCGTTCGACGCTGAAACAAACGGATTGTGGGGTAAGGCTTTTGCGATCGGTGCAGTAGTTAAAGACACAGAAACTGGTACCGAAAAACAATGGGTAGGCCGATGTCCTATTGAGGGAGAAGTGAACCCTTTTGTTGAGGAAATGGTCCTTCCGCAGATGGTTGATATTCCTACAACGCACCACAATTACGAAGACCTTCTCGAGGACTTTATGAAGTTTTATATGGTCAACAAAGAGGACGCGGTGTGTCTAGTACATATTGGACTTCCGGTAGAAGCCCGTCTATTTATAGACGCTCACGACAAGGGTATTATTGGTGATTGGGATGCACCTTTCCCTTTGGTGGACTGTTCAGCAATCCCTAGCATAGGAACCTCTGTGGATATATATAACCAGGAGCACGGACTGACAGTTCCTTCATTTAAAGGTGGAACCCATAACCCTCTATACGATAGTTACGCCGCCTTAGTTGCATATAGCCACGCTATTAAATAACATTATTGACATGGAACTGCTACTATTATGGGTTGCCATAGTTCTACCAATGGTCATTACTATTGTAGGATTAACTGATATCGAAGAGGGCAGTACTACTTGCAAGTTCAAATGGGCAATGCTCACGACAGCCATCATGAGCATCCCATTTTTAATAGCATTGCTATAATTAACACTTCTAAAATCTGAAAGCAATGAAGAAGATTATGTTCAACGATCAATATGGACTCACTAAAGCCGTATTGGATGGAAGGAAGACACAGACTCGAAGATTGGTCAAGGGTAAAAACGATTCAAATTTTATAATCGATATTCTCGAGCCCGAACATATTGTGTCACTCAATAATATACTTGGTAGTGATGATAATGACTTATCATCATATCATATTGGCGAGACCGTCGCAATCGCACAACGTTATTCTGACATAATGAAAGATGGACACCCTACAGAAACAGTGCAAAACGTACGCGGTACTGCAGGATGGGACAATAAGATGTTTGTCAAATCTGAATACATGATCCATCATATCTGCATCACGGGCGTACATGTTGAACGTCTACAAGACATAAGTGATACTGATTGCTTTGCTGAAGGGATCTATAGACGAGACGATGTCTTGGATTCTAATTTAGAGGAAGTAGTTGCTTATACGTTTCCTAATAGCATTAGAAACTGGCTCACACCCAAAGAAGCATACGCTGCACTTATCGATAAGATAAGCGGTAAAGGTACATGGGATTCAAATCCCTATGTATTTGTTTACGAATTTGAATTAATTGATTAATTAAATATATTCTATGGACATACGCGAATTAATGATTGGTGATTGGGTCTTTTACAAAAACGAGCCCATTATGATATACGGGATTAACGACTCAAACGATGATGATCGTATTAATTATGAGGATGATAGTTATGGAGGTTGCTCGTATATATGTGCGGATGAGGTTTCACCAATTCCATTGTCTGATGAAATTCTGATAAAGTCTG